AACGTTACAATGTCAGAAGTGTTTAGAAACCCTTGGGTATGAACGAACAGCATTGCCGCCATCATTACCAAGGTGTTGGAAAACGTTGTAAACATGATTCCCGTGGGTAGTTGGGTGCCCTCTGCACGTCCACTCCCAGTCAAAAACTTGTTTTTGAAGTGGAAAGTCGAGGTACACTCATGTTTGAACATTGACAGAACTTCGGGCGGAACCTGGAAACGCTCTAAAAGCTTGGCAACGCCTCCTAGCAAGGCGGCAGCAGGTTGAGATTGGTCAAAGGCTGTGGCATCAACTTCGTACCAAGTATTGTGATGATGGTTGTAATATACCACGTCATCACCGGCGGTGGCCAAGAACGAACTAGTGAATGGTTGTGAGAAGACATCATTCAACTCATCAATAAGTCGCCCTGATCCGAAGTATAATAGAATATCACCATAGAGTGTTTTCCCGTCTAACGCTTTCTTGGCGAACTTAGTCAACTGTGTCACAGTGGAAGCACACATAGGTGTTGTGAACATGCTCAGTGCGCAAATACTTCGTGGTTTCTTGCCATAAAACAACGTCTCATCGGTTTTGACGTTTATCTGTTTACGAACTGCCCTTTCACCTGTGGCATCGGCCTCTTTCGCTGCCCGGCGATATCCTTCTGCCTTTGGTCCCTGGAGACCACTATAATAGTCTTCTTCAATATTCCAATGCGTTGGAAAAAATGGTTCCAAGGCTCGGGTTAAAATGACGAATCCCGGTTCCCAGGATTTTGGATCGTATTCGGTTTTCTTGGTCGGCTTCAATTGGCGGTGGACCAAAGCTACCATGGCATTGCGATTACAGCGGGCTACCAGGTGGAGCACTGCTGATGGAGTGATGATAGGATATATACCATGACTAGGGTCAGGTGTGAGCGTGCGTGGTAATATATTGTCTAAGATTCCGAGTGTCATTGGCACCTTCATTAATCGGATAGAAACGCGGCCAGCAATCTCCACGTTTAATGGAAGTTGGCAAATTGTTGATGGCAAGAAACAGTTTGATGACGGGTATTCGACGCAACTTGCTATGACTGGTGGATCCTGCTCTTGCTTGGAGCGGGCAAGCCATAAAGCATGAAAATGCGGTGCTAAGCCTGGGTCATCAAACCCTATGATGTTACGATAATATGTGTTGTAATACGTCTTCCAATAGCGATAAATAAAATATGCAATGCAGAGGAAGGTAATGGGTAACACAAGGCGTTTCACGCTCGAATTGTGGACTCGACGATTAGCACAACAAATTTCGTATGGTCCATCGAATTCTAGAAGTTTCATTGGTCTGGTTACCTGGCGATATTGTT